TGATATGGGCGAATGGCTTTGGATATTCTTAGCTCTTATGGCATCTTTACACTTTAGAACTGTTACAGGCTTCTTTGGACAAACGCTAAAGCTTATCACTATGGGAGCATTAGATTTTTTAAAAGTAAAGTTAGGGGGCAAGAAATGAAAGCAGAGCAAAAAACATTTTGGCAAAGAACCCCGCTTATAGTTAAAGAGGTTGCGATCATGGCAGTAGTGGCTTGTGTTCTGTGGTGTGTGAATTATTATTTGAAAGGGTTTCAATAATGGATAACTTAGAGTATGTTGATGTTCATGTTCACCCTGTAAAAAATGGGTGGATAACAGTCAAGAGGATAGAGTACAAAGATATAGTCATAAGTGAAGGGTACTACACTAATGGTGCGAATATCCCTCGATTACTATGGAGACTGATACCGCCTAACGACCCCTCTGTATTCCCCGCAGTAGTTGTGCATGATTATCTTTGTGAAGTAGAGACATACAAAAAGGCAGATGATTATATGGAAGAGATATTGATAGCCTCCGAAATTCCTATGTGGAAGAGGAAGTCAATAGTGATAGGCATAAGGTTCTATACCAGGTGGATAAGATGAACAAAAAAGAAACTATAAAAGCGATAATTGCATCATGTAGAAATCATGGCATAGTAAAGCCGGAACAAATACAGTATGTTATAGCTACAGTACAGCATGAGACGAACAATACTTTTAAGCCTGTAAGGGAAGCGTATTGGTTAAGTGAAAGATGGAGAAAGAAAAATCTTAGATATTATCCTTACTATGGCAGGGGCTTTGTTCAGATCACATGGAAAAGCAACTATAAGAAGTTTGGGGAACTATTAGGAGTTGATCTTGTTAAAACCCCAGACTTGGCCTTGGAAATAGAAAATGCTATCTTTATTCTAGTCTATGGTATGAAACACGGAACCTTTACAGGAAAGAAACTTGATGATTATTTCAACGAAAAAGGCTCAAACTTTATAGGGGCCAGAAAGATTATCAATGGAACAGATAAAGACAAGAAGATAGCACTATTGGCACAGAAGGTAAGTATCTCATAATATGCTATAATAGGCTCACATGAACAAGAAAGGAAACCATCATGGAAAAGATCGATTATTTAAAAGAAGGGCAAAAGTGTTACTTGCATAAGGCAGGTTCAGAGAGTCAAGTATTCGAGTATGGTACAGAAAAGTACGAAGAGGCAATAGAAGGCGGTTGGACTCATGCAGTACAAGCAGTCCCAGAACCAATAGAAGAGACAGAAGAGAAACCTATGTTGTTTGATGATGAAAATATAGTGTTTTATAGAAAGAAAACTCTTCTCGAGGTAGTCGGTGTTTTTGAGAATGGAGATATCTTTGCTCAAAATGAGGGCGATACCTCGGACAGATGGAGAATACCTAAAGAGACTTTTGAGAGTACCTATGAACTTGCAGAGGACACAAAGGAAGAAGAAGTTATCTCTACAGGCTTTGAAACTATCGACCTATCAAACCAAGAGACTATTGATGCACAACTGAAAGGGCTTGAGCTCTTCTCTTTGAGAACTCTTTGTGTAGAGTTAGAGATCGAAGGTATGGAGAAAGCTAACGGTGCTACATGTATCAAGCGTATTAAAGAGTTTGCTGCGAAAGGTGGAGAAGATGAGTAAATTAAAGCAATTCACTTGTAAAAAAGTGGTTAATGCTATGCCAATGGATAGACTTGAAGCACAAAGACTAGGTATAGTTAGAGATCACATGGACGAAGATGAGCCAGGGTATTATGTAAAATATTCTGATGATTATACAAGTTGGAGTCCTAAGGCAGCTTTTGAAGATGGCTATTCATCTACAGAAGAGAAATCAGACAGGCCAAATACTTTAAATCTTTCTTTTGGGGAAGCGATATCTTTTCTTAAAAAGGGCTATAAAGTAGCTAGAAAAGGGTGGAACGGTAAAGGCATGTTTATCTATTATGTAAAAGCAAACTCTTACCCTGTTTCTGGTAATCCCGGTTCAGCAGTTAAAGGAATATTTAAAAATGATATGGTTCCGTATAGACACTATATAGCACTTAAAACAGCACAAAACGATATAGCTACCTGGTCACCATCTACAAGTGATGCGTTGGCAGATGATTGGGAAGTGATAAACTACTAAAGGACTATGAAATGCTTACACCTATACCAATAACAGAAACTATCAGAGGAGCACTTCTAAAACTAGGAGTGCTTGCAGCAGGTGAAGAGTTAGGAGGGGCAGAGTCTAAAGATAGCCTTATGGCCCTAAATAGGGTTATTGATATGTTCAATACAGATGATATAAGTATTCCTCACACAATCTCTACAACACTACAGGCACCTTATGTAAACAATAGGTGTGATATCCCAACACCTACAGATGAAGAAAGATCTTGGAAAAGTTCTATCTCTCTTGGTAGCTGCATGGATTACAACATGGTGCCGCCTATTGGCTTTGATTTTCTCTTCTTTAGAGAGCCAGGCGGAACGGATTACCCAATAACTATACTAGGTGCTTCTCAATGGGCCTCTCTCCCGGTTAAAAACGTTGTAGGCATACCAACACACGTTTACGTCTCAAAAGGGGCAGGAAACGCTATGATACTTAACTTTGATTGTATTCCGCAGGATAACCTTTCATTGATGGGTGACTTTCGTATGCCTTACACCGGTTCAGATGCAAACGGTAACTTATATGTAGCAACAGACTCTATCCAATGGGATTTTGGAATAGAACCTATGCTTATGTATGCGCTTGCGTTAGAGTTGGCAGATGATTACCAGGTGAAAGATGTTCAACTGATCGCTGCAAAACTTGATGGTATCGCGCAAGCAGTCTATAAGCGTAATGCTCCAGACCTAAAAATGTCAGTAGAGAGTAGCTATAATAGGGCAAGGTCCTAACGATGGCAAATCTTAAAAATATCCCCTTTGCAACTTCTACCAACGAAGGGCGAAACAAAAAGAACACCAACGAGCTACTAATGAACTGTATGGCGGTCTCACACCTTGGGAGTCCTAAGAACCAGGTAACCATACAAGGAACAGCAGGCTTCTCTTTTGTGCATGATCTAAGCGAAAACATAATAGGTATGCATGTTGTCAAGGGTAGGATATTTATAGTAACTCCATCTAAGCTATACGAGTGCACAGAGGACAGCGTTACCCTAAGAGGTACGCTAGACTTTGAAGTTGATACAGTAAGGGTATCAATGGCCGACAATGGTTTAGATATGGTTATGGTAGCAGATATAGGGTATTACTATGTCCTCTCAACAAATACACTAACAAAGTACACAAGCGGGGATAATTACTTAGGGGCCGATACTGTAACAAGTATTGACGGGTATTTTGTATTTAATAACCCAGACACTTTCACTTATTATATTTCAGAAGCATACAGCACAACACTCGATGCGCTTGATTTTGCCTCTAAAGAAGCAAGCCCGGATAATCTTGTAGGAGTGATCGCTTCAAATAGACAGTTATGGCTTATTGGAGAAAAGACTACAGAGGTTTGGGGTAACGCAGGAGCCGCAGCCTTTCCTTTTGTCAGAGTATCTGGGGCAGTACATGAAGTAGGGTGTCTATGCTTTAATTCCATAGCTAAGATAAACAATTCTATCTTCTTTTTAGGTGATGATGGTGCGGTGTATCGTTCCAATGGGTATAATCTTGACAGGATAAGTACAGAGAGTATAGAGTTTTTATTCAACCCGGACAACCTAACAAAGGCAGACGCTTTCACCTACGAAGAGAATGGTCATGAGTTTTATGTATTAACGATCAACAATATAAATACTTTTGTTTATGACACTAGGACTACTCTATGGCATAACAGAGGGTCAGCAGGTACGGGAAGATGGAGAGTTAAGAACATTAAATCTTGCTCATCAATGCTTAAAAATGTAGGGATAGACTCACGAAACGGGAAAGTGTATATCGTTGATACAGAACTTTACACAGAGAGTGGCGATATCATAACAAGACAACTCTTTAGCGTGCCTCTTCACAATGGAGTAGATTATGTAACCATGAGCGAATTACAGATAGACATGGTAACAGGCAACATAGACGAAGAAGAGAAGGAAGAGGACCAGGAAGCAGTATTAAAGCTTCAATTTAGTGATGATGGCGGGAACACATGGAGTAACATAAAAGAAGCACCTTTAGGAAATCTAAATCAACACAACCATAGGGTAATGTTTAGAAGGCTTGGCAGGTTCAGACAAAGAACACTAAAGCTAACCTTCCAAGAGGACGCTGCGTTTAAAATGCTTGGCGCATACGCTAGAATAAGCTAAGGAGGCTATTTATGGATATTAGCAGTAACGAACTCCCCGAACTTACAATTCGAGACAGAATAGTAGAAGAAGAGAAGCGACCCTCTTTTCTCTTCTTTACGTTCCTGGACGTACTTAGAAAGCTTATCGCGGCCCTTGATGCACAAAAGCTAGAAGATGCGCCTAGTGACGGTAAACAGTATTGTAGAAAAGATGGCTCATGGCAGGAGATAGTATGAATAATGATATCGAGATCTTTAGAAAAAAGCTTGATATAAAAGCTGCAACAGCTGCGTTTAAACAGATGGAGCAGGTTAGTTGCCCGGTAACACACCATTTCGCAGATGGGCAGTATGTAAGAGAAACTTTTATGCCCGCAGGTACACTTGTTATAGGCAAGAAGCATAGAACAGAGGTTATAAATATACTCTTAAAGGGTAAGATCATTGTGTATATGGGTGAAGATGAGCCGATAAGAGAGCTTACGGCCCCTTGTATCTTTCCTACAGATGCAGGAGTGCAAAAGATAGGATATATTAAAGAAGATGTTATCTGGGCGAACTGTCACCCAACAGAACATAAAGATTTAGAAAAAATAGAACAAGATGTTATAATAGGCGATGATGAGGATTTATTACTTTATTGTAGTGATGATGAGAACAACACAGAAGAACACCACTAGGAGCATAAAGATGGCATGGATAGCAACAGCAATAATAGGTTCAGCAGTAATAGGAGGGGTTTCCTCATACCTTGGAGCAGAAGCGCAGGCAGACGCAGCGCAGGCGGCGGCACAAAGTTCAGCGTCAGCAACAGTTTATAGTATTGATCAGCAAAGAGAAATGTATGAACAGACAAGAACAGATCAAGAGCCTTGGAGACTTGCAGGCGAAAGAGGGTTGGAGCGCATAGAAGCTACACCAGACTTTGAGTTTACGGCAGAAAGTTTTATGGAAATGAAAGACCCCTCTTATGAATGGAGAGTAGATCAAGGTGTTAAAGCCATGGACGCTTCGGCAGCATCAAGAGGTAACATGTTTAGTGGTGCAGCAGCAAAGGCCCTTACAGAATACGGGCAAAACATGGGGAGTCAAGAGTATCAAAATGCTTACAATAGGGCTGCAGATACTTATGATAGGAACATGAACACACAAAAAGGACTAGCAGGTATAGGACAGCAAGCAACTAACATGGTAGGACAGGCAGGTATGCAATCAGCAGGAGCGATAGGACGTACTTCTATGGCAGGAGCAGCACAACAAGGAAACTACCTTATGGCAGCAGGTCAGGCCCAGGCAAATATGTATAGCGGTATAGCGCAATCAGCGAACACCGGGATATCAAATGCACTCACTTATTATTTATAAAGGATAAGATTATGTCAAATAGATACGGGATAGACCTTGGTAAGATCATGCAAACCACAAGCGCATTAAAGACAGCAAAGCTTAGAAGAGATAAGCTTAAAAGAGATATGGACCGAGAAGGCTATGAAGATGAGGCCTATGGTTCTTTTATCGAAAAAGATAGTCCTAACTCTATGGTGGCGGCTATTGATGCAGACGAAAGCGGAGATATCAGTGAAGAAGAAAAGAGAGCAGCGCGCAGAAAAACCGGGATGAAGTACAATGCACTATCTAAAATCGAAGCGCGTACTGAAAAAAGGATAGACCGAAAACAAATCAGGTCAGGAAGAGCAGCAGCGCAAGGAAGGGCAAGAAGAGCAGAGCAAAGGACTATAGATAGACAAAAGAAAAAAGATGCAAGAGAAGCAAAAGAACATTCTGCAGAAGTAGCTTACTACAAGAGAATGGGTGCAAGTAACGAAGAGTCCGAGATCATGGCTACAAATGGGGCGGCAAAGTCCAAGAAGATGGTAAGTGCAGTAGAGGACATGGAAGAGAACCAACAATACCAGGTACTTAACAGCATAAATAAAGGCGGGCAAGAGCTTAATAATGTGATTGAACTAGGTACTCAAAACCCACTAGAAGGGGAAAAGGCTTGGCAAACAATCAGAAAAGGCAAGCAAGATCAAGTAAACAAGCTCTATAAAGATGGTAGAAAAGAAGAGGCAGGGCAGGCGGAAGAGTCTCTTAGCGGTATGGCAGAAACACTACTTAAAGAAGATGGTACCTTCAATGTTGGTAAGGCAGGAAAGTATCTCACAGACCTAACCAGACAAGAAAGAGATATCAAAGAGGCCATTGACTTCAAGAAAGGTAAGAGAAATAAGAATGGACTTACTGAATATCAAAAGCAAACAAAAGCACAGTCAGACAGAACATACAAGAAAGACATAGCTAAGCAGCAAAGAAAGAATGTTGATAAGGCGCTAGGTGTTGATGAGTTCTCTTCTGATGAGGATAAAGCAAAAGCAAGCGCTATCAAAGAAGAGGCAGAAAAGTTAATAGATACTAACCCCGATTGGAGTATCACCAAAAGGACACGCGTAGCAAAAGAGAAAGTAGAGGGCAAAGGTTCAAATGCCATTAAAAAAGCCTCACAACAAAGCGGAAATCTAAAAGCCTCTAAAAAGTTCTATGGAAAGAAAATAACTTACAAGGGAAAAGGGTATAATGTAGACAACAAAGGTAATATGACACCAATTAAATAAGGGCTACAATGACTATTAGTGATAATGAAATACAGGTTATAGATGATAGCGAGATAACAGTACAAGAAACGCTTATAAGTGATAGCGATATTGAAGTCATAGACGATAGTGAAATATCGTTAGCAGAAGAACCCTCTACTCTTGACAAAGTAAAAGACTTTTTCACACCGGAGGAAGAAGGTCCGGACTTAGCGCAAAGAGATCAAGACATAAGAGACGCTGCAAGAGTCAGAACTTCAAAAATGGCAGAAGAGCAGGGCCTTATCCCAGAAGAAGAAAGTATCACCGCAAGAGACGTAGGTACTGCGTATATGAAGGGTTCAGCAGAGATAGCAAAAGGTGTTGGATATCTACTTGAAAAAGCAGGCGCAGAGAAGATAGGTAAAGTAGTAAAAGAAACAGGGCAGGAAGCTACAGACTATTGGCAAGAAGCCTTTTCGCCACAAGCAAAAAAGAAACAGCAGGAAACCTACACACAAACAGGTACACCAGACGATATAGTTTCTACACTCTCATACATAGCAAACAACCCAGGCAAGGTAATGATGGATATCGCAGGGTCAGCCCCGGCCTCTGGTATGGGTATGGCAGGCGGAGCAGTAATAGGGAAAGCGTTTACTCTTATTCCGAAGATAGGAGAAGGTGTAGCGTATGCAATGGGTTACGGACTTGGAGAAGGTGCTATTTCTGCTTCAATGGGTGCCATGGAAACAGAAGAGGGTATCTTAGAAATGAGTCATGCAAAACTCATGGAACACCCAGAGTATAGAGCAGTATTCAAAGAAACAAGAGATATAAAGAAATCCAAACAACTTGTGGCAAGTGCAGCAGCAGGAGACAGAGCAGCATTTAATATGCTTACTACTACTATCCTATCTTCCCCAATGGGTTATGTTTTCGGACCTATACTAAAAGGCAAAGGGAATATAGCAGATGATTTCGCAGACTCTTTCGCAGTAGCGGTAGTAGGAGAAGGAATACAGGAAACTACACAGTCAGGCGCAGAGAAGATCGGTGAGAATATCGCAGTAGCAGCACATGCAGACCCTAAGATAAAAGCCTTAGATGATGTTGTAGAGGCTATGGTAGCAGGTGGAATAGCAGGTATGGGAATGGGTGGCGGTATCGCTACCGGTGCAGAACTTCATACAGCATATACCAAAAGCAATCAAGAGAAGATAAGAATTAAAGTTATGAGAGATCATGCCTTATCTTTTACTTTCACAAGTTTAACCCCAGAGCAACAGAACCTAAAAGCACAACTTAGTGAAATGCAGTTCACATCATTAACACCAGAGCAACAAGAGATTAAAGCAGGCCTTGAAAATATGGTCTTTGATAGCTTAACACCAGAGCAGAGAACAGAGGTGCAGGCAGAAGAAGCCAGAATAGCAGGAGTGCAAAGCAGTTTTAGTGATCTCGTTAAAAAATACGGTGATATCCAATTCCCAGATGAAGTAATAGCAGATATCGCCCTCCAAGAGAGAATTCTTAAAGAGTATGAGACTATCGAGGAAACAGCAGAAGAGGCACTAGGGAAGAAAGAACCTACTTATGCAGAAATAGTGCAGGAAGAGAAGAAGGAAGCCAAGAAAGAAGAGGCAGCACTTGAAGAGGTAGGAGACTTCTTTGATGCAGAGGGCAAGAAGCCAGACAGCGCAAGCAAAAGAGCAGCAGGCAGACAAGCAGAGAAGCGCGAACTCCTAGAAAAACAGCACGGTGCAGACGAGGACATTATCAACGAGAAGATGAAAGTACCTCAAAAGAAGAAAATCTTACCAACAGAAGAGCAGCAGTATAAAGGGATGAGTAAAGAAGATCTTGCAGAGATAGAAGCCGCGACAAAAACAGAGGAGAGGTTCTTTTTGGGTGGCGAAAGTCCAGGAGCCTACAAGATAGCAGCAAACCAAGAAGGAATGAATACACCACAAAGCATAAGGGTCATAAGAGAAAGTGACGGTGCAGAGATTATAGCTAACAAAGCAGGACTTCAAAAGTATTCAGAAGAAGAGAAGGCTAAAAGAACTCAAGGGGAAGTAAAGGCAGCCGAAGAGCAGAAAACCTTTGAAGAAGAGATAGCAGAGAAAGACGCGAAATTATCACCAGAGCAATTCAAGGAATATGAAACTCTCAATGATACAGTCACAAAGTATTTATCTCCTAAAGAAAAAGCCAGACTTATAGAGCTTGAAGAAATAAGAGAAGGTAAAGTACCAGAGCCAGAGCCTACAAAAGGCCTCAACAAGTCAGAAGAGTACGAACTCACTAAACTACAAGAGAAAGACGCAGAGGGCGAACTTGACATAGACGAACAGATGCGCATGGAGGACTTAGAAGATAAGCAACTCAAAGCATACAAAGAAACCAAAAAGGAAAAACTTGACAAATTACCAATACCACAAGAAAAAGAAGAGGTTAAAAAAGAGAGTATCTTCAAAGAGAAGCCTATCGAGAGTGAAAAAGACGTAGTATCAACAGAGAAGCACATCGAGAAGATTAAAGATGATCTCACAAGAGTCAAGAGTTTGGGGTCTAGGAAGAAACTTTTTAAGCATGTAAAAGATATGCAGGCAAAAGTTAAAACATTCAAAGATAACATAACAGACAACTATAAAAACTTCACAGACGAAGAGAAGTTAGCTAATCAAGACTTCCTAGATAGCCAATTTCAAGAAAGAGCGCACAATATTTCTAATGATCTAGGGCTGTTTAAAGATGAAATGAAAAAACACATTAAATTTACACACATGGGAGCAGGTAAAAATGTTGTTGGTATAGAAATTTATGGAGTTGAAGATAATCTTCAAGACTATAAACAGTTTTTAAAAGAAGTTGAGCAAGCAAAAGCAAAGAGAGAAACCACAAAAGAAAGAATACACCGCAGAGCATTAGAAGTAAAAGAAGAAGATAAGCAAGCACTCGACAAAGAAAAAGAGAGAAGAAAAAAGCTTAAAGCTAATCCGCAAGAACACACAAGCGCAGAAGCCAAAGAAATAGTAATAAAAATCATAGGAGAAGAAATCCCTGTAGTCTTACATGGTGTAGAAAAGGATATAACCTATAGTGAAGCATATCAATCACGACAAGGCATAAGTATGTCACCAGAGATCAGAGCAAGAAGTATTGTCAAGAGTTATGCAGAAGGGATGGCAGAGACATATAAACATCTTAAGCAATATGCAAAAACAGAGGAGCAACAAGAAACACTTGACACCATGTTTGCAACATATCGTGACGGGATGGTTAAGCGTAAGAAACTAATGCTTGCAAGAGACTCTCGAGTAATGAGTACAATGATTACCGGTCCGGCAAACTTTCCTGTCAGAAGCAATCAGAAAAAAAGTGACTCTGCACATAAGGCACTAGAGGACTTAGTAAGCTATGATACTTTTATGACTCAAAAGATCAAAAACAAACTCACAGGCAAAGAGGCTATTAAAAGTACAGACGAGGACGCGGTAGAGAAGTTAGAGAAAAAACTTAAAGCCTTGACAGAAGCGCAAGAGAAAATGAAAACTGCTAACAAGATCATAAGAAGCAAAAAGCTCACAGAGGAAGAGAAAATAAATCAACTTCAAAAAGAATTAAAGTTTAGTGAAAAAGATGCCAAAGAACTTGTATCTCCTTCACCACAATGGAGAACAAAGCCCGGATTTGCTTCATACTCTCTTACAAACAATAATGCTAAAATCAAAGCTACCAAACAAAGAATAGCGTCCATTGAGAAGATGCACGAAAGAGCAGAAACAATAGGCACCGAAGAGATCCTTTTTGATGGCGGTAAATTAGTACAAAACTATGAGATAGACAGGGTACAGTTTTTCTTTGATGGTAAACCAAGTGAAGAGATAAGGACCATGCTTAAAAAGAATGGCTTTAGATACAGTCCTAAAAATAATCACGCATGGCAAAGACAGATTACACACCAGGCACAGTACAAAGCTAAAACAATATTAGCAGCACTCAAAGAGTTTAAGTATGAAGAGGCAGAAGCCGGAGAGGTAAGCAGAAAGTACACAGTAGAAGAACTAATAGAAAATCTTGAAACAGAGAGTTTTGAGATTAAAAACTTTACAGAGAATAAGATAGTCACAGCGTTGTTTAAATTCGGAGATAAGGGATATTCTTATAGTACCGGAGAGCATAGAGTAGTAATAGGCGAAACAGCAGGACTTACAAAAAAAGAAGTCATTAAAAGAATAGAGCATGAGATAGTACACTTTAAAACTATTGGCTTTATTGCAGAGAACAGACAAGATAAAAATGTAGTATATGTAGAGAGCGCACTACAGTACATGAAAGAACATCAAACAGAAATACTTAACAAACTTAGTCCGGAAAGCAGAAAAAGAGTTAAGTATGTACTCACAAGGACAGCAGGTATAACCAGACTAGCCGAGGGGATAGCTGTATTGGGCGCAGAGAGCGAAACAGCTAACGACCTATACAAAGTATTGGGCAAAGAAAAAGGAAACCTTAGAGACGCAATAATAACCCTTTTAAGAAGAATTAAAAACTTTATTATCAGAAGAAAAACTATTGCTGCACTACAAAAAGAAGATGTGAATTATGAGAAGTTGATAGCTGCAATTTCACAGACCATTAAACAAGGAAGCATTTTAAACGAAATGGCCCCAGATGTAGCAAGAATGGCAAGAACTAAGGCAATTAAACAAATGCCTTCAAGAGCTAAAGAGGTTTCTCAATTTGATTACGGGGAGTTCAAATCAAAGATTGAAACTACCCTTGAAGCAAAAATGCCAAAGGTGGCTACAATAGCACATGTAAAAGGCATGCTAAAGGATATCAACAAAGATGAAATGAAATGGAGCGGGCTAGAAGAGTATCTTAATAGTAAAAATGATAACGATAAGGTCATAAAAAAAGAAATACTTAGAGAGATAAAATTACCAGAACTAGAAAGCGTCACACTTGGAGGGAAAGGAACGAACACCGCTGACCTACCCAAAACAAAAGATGATTTTGAAATATACGACACAGATGAAGGAACAACAAACTACCAAAAAGAACTAGGCGACACCACAATATACGCAGACGAAGATAGCGACGGGATATATATAGTTTTAATGGACAAGGATTATTATAAGACTGATCTTGGTAATTTCGAAACCTGGAACGACGCAATAGAAGGGATAAAAGACGCAGACGAAGAAGGAATGTTTAATACCCCAGGAAGCACCAAGTTTAAAAACTACACCACAGAAGGCATAGGCACAAACTACAGAGAAGAGTTGGTAGTGCTAACACCAGAGGCAAAAACACGCATTAAGAAAATAGATAGTGAGTTAAAGGTTTTAAATAAAGAGAGGGATATTTTATTTAAAGATGAAAAAGGGGATTTTGATTTCTTTAGATCACTCGACAACAAAGAAACACCAGAAGCAAAAGCAAGAATTACAAACGCAAATAAAATAGATGCACTAGAGAAAGAGAAAGAGTCTTTATTATTGGAAGAGGACACGCAATACAAATCCGGCCATTGGGACAAGCCAAACGTACTCTATCACACAAGAAAACAAGACGCTAAGATAGACGGCGATAATACTTTACTTGTAGAAGAGATACAGAGTGATTGGCACCAAGAGGGGAGGAAGAAGGGGTATAAGTCAAATAGAATTACAGCAAATCAAGTTGAAGCAGTACACCACAAAGGAGAGCAAGACGGCTCCCCTGGGTATTGGGAGTCCAGGGTAAAAGAAACAGGAGAACTGATACTGCGAGATCGTGGAGGGATTACTAAAAAAGAAGCAATAAAAGAAGCAGTACATGTACACAATTCTCTTATTGGAGAAAAAGGAGTACCCCAAGCACCATACGCAAAAACATGGCACGAAAAAGCCATGAAGGATATCATAGCCGAAGCAGTAGAGAAAAACTATGGCCGTGTGGCATGGGTAGCAGGGAAAGAACAGGCTGATAGGTATAGTTTGGCGAAACAAATAGATGAGTTGGATTTACACGAAAAAGAAGGTGTATTCACAATATATGCAAGAAAAGGTGGTCACTCTGTTTTTTCACAAGACGGACTATCTGAAAAGCAAATAGAGGACTATGTAGGGAAAGAAGCGGCAAGGAAACTATTAAAACAGAAGCCTTCTGAATATAATCAATTTGGATATTCAGCTAGAAGCTTAAGTGGTATGGAGTTAGAAGTCGGTGGCGAAGGCATGAAAACCTTTTACGACTCAATGCTTCCAAAGTGGACAAACAAATACATTAAAAAATATGACTCAAAAGTAGAGGTAAAAAAACTTGATAACGGCCAAGAGGTTTGGAGTTTTGAAGTAACCCCAAAAATGAAAGAGCAGATCACTAAAGAAGGACAGCCTTTATATGGTTCTTCTTTGACACCATCTAGCACTATGCGCCCTGGGTTTATTCACCTGGGAGACATGGCAAACCTACCTTTTGAGCTTACAGGAATGATAAACAAAGCTAAAAACGTACTCGATACGGTAGTGTCTCAAAAAGTAACAGGCAAAATAAAAGGAACCAAGCTTGATGATTTTATCAGAAGAATAGGAGGAAGCCAGGCAGGACTAGGATTATTAACTAGATCACAAGAGCAATCTTTTGTTAGACACTTTAGATCACTCCAAAGAAAACTTGCAAAGGCAGATATCTCCGCAGAAGAAAAAGCAAAGCTCATAGATGAGAGCCAAGGCAGATTAACAGATGATGTATTCAACCAGGTATCGATACAATACTTAGAGAACCCAGAAGCAAGAGGGGTGATAGAGTCAGAGTTCCCAGAGTTAGCAGAAGAACTTAAAAGAGTAAGAGAATATATTAGCAACCTAAGTTTAGAAGCTATGGAGAGAGGGCTTATCCTACCAAGTCAATTTGAGAAATGGAAAGATCGATATCTATCAAGACTCTACCTTCTTACACAAAAGCCGCAAATGGCCTCGAGGTTAGCAAGTGGGATTAAGCTCTATGAGCAAAAGGCAGGCAGAAAGATAGATAGTATTGTCGATTACCTCATGGAGAACCCAGAAGAAGCTGCAAGATTAGGCGCAGTCCTTGATATCGATATGGTAGTTAAGACTACAATCGCTAAAACACAAGGGAACATAGGCCTAGAAGAGTTTATGCGCGGGATAACTGAACGGTCCGAGATCGTTTCAAGTAGGCACCTAGTAACTATTCCTTTCAGGGTTGAGAACTTACCTACAAAGTTTAGTCCTATTTACGCAAAAGAAACTTTTATTCCTTATCTGCAAGACATGATAGCAAGACTTGATAAGTCCACGCACCTTTCAGCAGACATGCAGGAAATAGCCAGAGCAGAAGCGGGAATACTAAAATTAGAGAAGATCATCGAACTTGCAGCAGAGAGGGCGGAAGTAGCACAAAGTGAAATCAGTTTACTTGATGATAAAACAAAAGCTACTCTACCAAAAGATAAAAGATACGGTGTACTCTCTGGACTCCCGGTATCTAAAGACGTAGCAAGCTTAGTGATCTCTCAGTTTAATGTTGTGAACAACCCAGAAATGCTTACAGATGGCATAGATACTTACGGGGCTAAGTTCTTATCTTATTTCAAATGGGCCAAAGTACCGGCAAATGTATTCGCGTACCCTAGAAACTTTGCGAGTAATGCTTTTCAATGGACTATGAGCGGGGCAGACCCGGCACAATTTGGGAAAGAATACGCTAGGGCAGCGTTCAGTATGTATAAGCGAGATAAATGGCACAGAATAGCAAGAGAGGCAGGAGTATTAGATACAAATGCGATATCAGCAGAAGTAAACAATGCCTTAAAGATTTGGTCAGAGGGGATAGAGGAGGGAAGCTTCTTAAAGAAAAAAACACTTGCAATCATGCAGAATGTAGGCGATTATTACGGGCTTATTGATGATGTAGCCAAAATAGCAAGAATACGCTACGCAGTAGAGAAAGAAGGGAAGAGTATAGAGGAAGCGGTAGAGATTGCACAGAACACACACTATGACTACTCTTTGACCTACGATATCATTAGAGCTATGAGAGACCCTAATATGACAAGAGGGGCCATGCTTAAGATCATTGGTACAGTCTTTCCAACATATACACAAAAGACAGTAGCCTATGTATATGATACTATGCTAGAAAGACCGGTTACTTTTGCATTAATGAACGCTGCTTTATATATGTTCTTGCATGGTGATGATGATGAAACCAGAGAGGAGATAGGAGCAGCAGACTATGACGAGACAATGGATAAGCTACCAGATTGGATAAAGTATAATCCGATGGCCAGAGTGGACATGAAGAGACTTAAAGATGGTACGATTGATGTAACGATAGTTGATCTTGCTTATATTATCCCTTATGGAACCCTAAACACCGCAGCAAATAACCTGGTCATGGGAACGATAGAGGGTGATTTTAAAAGGATAGGTACCGGTATAGGGGGTATTGGATTAGGAGGTTCTCCTATTATGATGCTAGGAGACTTTATAGCGAACAAAAGTACATTTACAGGCAAAACGCTTTACTACGAACACGATACAATGCAATTCATTAAGGATACCGGAATGTATGGGTTTAAACAGTTAGGCCCGGGAACCTTTACAAAACTATACAGCCTATCAGAAACAAGGCACCCGATAGTTCCTAGACTTGTAGGGCTTAATACTTATGTATATAACGATACCGACCTAGAAAGCATGAGAGAGGGAGCAGCAAAAAGAGCCTCAACAGATGCAGCAATAAGAGGGAGTAAATATAAAAGACTCATTACAGACGCAAAAGAAGAGTATCGCAAAGGCAACATTACCAAGGAAGAGAGAGACGCAAAAATAAAGAAGTCACAGGCAGACGTAGAGCATTGGGAAGATTTAGGGCAAAAGGCATTTGACAAGATAAGCAGCAGATCAAAAGAGTTTAAAGCTTATAGTGCAGAAGCAAGAGACGTAAGACGTGCCTTTAGAGAGTACAACGCACTAAAGAGAAAGGCAAAGAAAGATAAAAGCTACGCGGAAGAGTTCTTTGACATAAAGAGCGACCCAGAGAAGATGCTAAAAGTTAGAAAAAAGAAGATCATCAACAAAGTAGGAAGAGAAACAAAATACATCAAAAAACAAAGAGAGAAGATCTTACTCAATGTCACAGGTGATGCAAAAAGAAAACAAATGATGAAGGTGCTTGATGAAAGAGAGCGAACAATGTATAATAGGGCTTACAAAGCCTTAACCAAACAATAAAGGACTAACATGGCAATATTACTACCAGGAATGGGGTTTCAAGCCCTGGACGAAAACGGAGAGATTATCCCTAGTGGTAATGTCAGGGTAAAGAATTATAGTGATGGAACACCGGCAGTAACCTACCAAGATAGCGCGGCCACGATACAGAACCCTTATATTATTCCTTTGAGTGAAAGCGGATATGCAGATATCTACTTAGCAGGCGGAACGTATGAGATACTTCTAAGCGATAGTGATGATACACTCATAAGGACTATATCAAAGTTCACACCTTTCGAAGGGAACAACGGAGGAACGAACTACGGGAATAAGGAAGAGTTTATCGCCACAGCAAGCCAAGCAAACTATACCTCTTCTGATATCCCTATCGGAACAGTATCGGTACATGTAAACGGCCTAATGTTAGACACCACACTTTATTCGGTATCAGGGAATGTTATTACTTTTTCCCCTGTACTAAATGCAGGTGATCAAGTCATTTATGAATACTCCTCGGAGGCCATAGGCGGCGCAAGTAGCGGGGCCGGTAATATTTGGGCTAGTACAACTAACTACGGTGTAGGGATAATTGTCTCATACAATGGTGAAGTATATGTATGTACGTCAAGTAACTTAAATAAAAGACCAGACCTGGAGCCTACATATTGGGCAATATCAAAAGGTAGTGCATTATGGAATGTTACTAAAAATTATGGGATAGGTGACATTATTTCTTATGGCTCATTTGTTTATGTGTCATTAGCCCTAAACATTGGAAAGCAACCAGACACCGAAACTACCTATTGGAAGAACATTACCCTTGGTATGGTATGGGGTAGCGGGAAGAACTACTTAATAGGCGATGTTGTTACAGAAGGTACACTTATTTATATTGCACTAACTGATAACATAAACAAACAACCTTCTACAAACGATACAGATTGGGAACAAATAGACAAAAGATCAGTAGTTCAAATCGCAGATGCTACCCCAGGAGACACAACAACACATACTTTTGATTATGACGATGGAGACATGCAACAGATCACTTGCCCGGCAGCAGGAACACTAACGCTTGCATTTGATAATTTTCCAACAGGAAGAGTAGCCGGGTTTATTGTGGATCTTGTTAATGGTGGTGATTGTGAAATGGCATATCCTGCAGGCATGTTTTTTGCAAATAAAACAGAGCCAATACTTACAGAAGCAGGAACAGATAGAGTATTGGTTATGAGTGATAAAGATGCTGTATTAACACTTACGGTAGTAGCATACGATATCGGAACAGTATAATGGATTTATTAAATAAAGTTCTAATGGGGTCGCTTGTCTCTCGACCTGGTAATGTAATAATTGATTATACAGAGGCAACAGGAGAAACCCCAGAGACAGTAACAAAGCAATCTGATGGTAATTTTACATTTACCGTACCCGCAAATGTAATCAAAGTAACGATATGTATGTGTGGCGGCGGCGGTAGGGGCGACGATATCTCAACTAAAAAAGGTGGTTCAGCAGGAGAAAAAGAGGAAAATATTGAAATAGATGTTATGCCATTTGAAGAAGTGACAGTCAAAATTGCAAATAGAAATTCATCTACATACTATTCAGAATTTAAATCACTAAAGACCTTTACAGGAATATCTTATTCATACGAAGGAGACGGTGCAGAGTTTGTCGGGTGCGGGGGAACCTATAATGATGGTGTTGCCGGTTATGACGAAGAAACACATCTAACATGGTATGGAGGAGAGGCAGGGCTATTTGGGGATGGTGGTGATGGTTATGATGGCACACATGGTTTTAATAGTGAGGCTAAAGGTCCAGGCGCAGGTGGTGGTGGGCACATAGCAAAAAGCAACGGGGGATATGGTAGGTGTGTGATATCATGGTAAAAAACAATACCCTAATTTAAAAAGGAGTGAAAATTAGGGTATTTGTGACTAGGCAAGAAGGAAACACTTAGTGAAGGGGAAAGTGTTAGCTACCTAGTCACATTAAAATTATACCACACTTCTTCTCTATTATGTATTTCAACCTCTTCAAGTTACATTTCAATTAAATATGCTATACTTCAATAATCAAACACGAAGGAATAATATGAAAGATATTGATTTGCATAACAGATTTGGAATACCTATAAGCACATTATATGTATGGAAAAACAAGGAAAAGACAAATTGGAGATATAAACTTTATTGGTTTATGATCGAAAAGTTAGCGAAAGAAGAAGGGGGGGCAAAATGAACCCATGCACAGCAGAAATAATAGAAGTACCGGAAGATATTTATAGAAAAGCACTTGAAGAAGAAAAAAGAATAATTATCAAAGGTGAAGAGTTTATACCTCTTGAAAAAGATTTAGTATCACAAGATGAAATACAACAAGGGTTTGCAAATTTTAAAACATGGTGTGAGGCACTTGGATTAAAATTAACTACTAGGCAAACAAGACGAAAAGCAGAAAGACGGTATGCGAAGGCGCTTAAAAAACTTAAAGAGGGGAAATCAAATGTATAACAAAATAATCCTAGCAGGAAACCTAACAAGAGATATCGAAATACGCTACTCACAAGGTGGCTCTGCTATAGGGAACACGGGTATAGCAACTACACGCAAATTTAAATCGCAAACAGGCGAACAAAAAGAAGAAACCCTCTTTGTAGACTTGACTTTCTTTGGACGCACAGCAGAGATCGCCAACCAATATCTAAGAAAAGGCTCAAAGGTTTTAGTCGATGGACGGCTTAAATTAGACCAGTGGGCTACACAAGACGGTACGAAGCGAAGCAAACATAGTGTGACAGTTGAAAGTTTGCAGATGCTAGGCACAAAAGACGACAACCACCAAGACGCACCGCAGCAAGACACCCAAGCACCACAAGCCAATACTCACAAGATACAGACTCAAGAAGGACATCCATACTCACAACCTGCACCAACACAGAACGCACACGCTTCACAGCCTGCACCGTCAAACATCCCAGAAATTGACATCAACGAAGATGAGATACCGTTTTAGGAGGCTATGATGATAAGTAAAGAATTATTAAGTGAAGTGTTAGGGTTGAAGCAAGAAATTGAACTTATTGAATATAGTGATATTACTAAACAGTTAGATTACTATCATAATAGGTTTTGGAGACATGGTAGCCATATCAACATCCACGAACTAGCTTATAAGTGTAAAAAGTGGGGATGGAAAGAAGGGTACGAGATTGTAGAGCGAAAAACACAGGTTGATGTTTATAAAAATAACAAACGAAAAGCTCAGTTTATTGGTGATAGTAATGTTGCCTTTCTGCCAAATAGAGTATTTGAGTCGGGTGAATGGATAAGAGAGCAAAAGGCTAAAGTATGACCTTATCTAAAAAAGATCAACTCAAAACCAAACGATACAGAAGAAGAAAGTGTAAAGTATGTAAAGAGTGGTTCAGGCCAGAGAATGAGAACCAACCTATCTGTATGACCGCAGAGTGTTCTATCCCTTGGGCCAAAGAGAAGAAAGCCAAAGAGCAAAAAAAAGCAGCCAGAGAGTCAAAGCAGCAAACACTATCAAAGCAGAAGAAGAGGACGCAAGACACTTGTAACTCTTATGTGCGCAAAAGAGACAATCTTAAAAGGCTACCGTGTATCTCATGTGGTTACATTTGGATATCCCCAGAGATAGGGCGCAAACAAGACGCGGGCCATTACAAAACAGTAAAGGCCCGGAGTGATCTAAGATTTAATGAGGACAACATACACCTACAATGTAACCTATGTAACGTACATGAGGGAGGAGGACTTCACCCAGGCTACAGACCCAACATGATAAAGAGGATAGGGGTCGAAAGGGTAGAGATATTAGAGAGTAACAATGTGCCGAGATCTTATAGCTATGAAGATTTAGTAGAAATAGAGGCTATGTTTAAGCAGAAAGAGAAGGAGCTTGATAATGAGAGAGCATAAATTTAAATATATTTGGGAAAATGACATAACAGGGGAATTTACATATAAAGTTTTTTCCCTTACAGAGATTGAGTGTGGCTTTCTTTCAAGGTTTACAAAAAACGAACTTTGTGAAGACCATGATATTCATTTAGGTAGGGCTGAATACACAGGACTCAAAGACAAAAACGGTGTAGAGATTTATGAGGGGGATGTTATTATATGCACTAGATATACAGGAGGAAAGAAAGAAGGGCAAATATATTCTAGTTTTCATGTTAAATATGAGACATATGATATTGGCTCAAATGGATATGAATATTCAAATATAATACACGGTTTGCTTGTTGAAGATGAATATTTATACGGTCTAATGACTGAAGGTAAAACTGAAGTAATCGGAAACATATACGAAAACCCAGAGCTATTAAATGCCTAAAAGAGTATGCTGCTTATGTGGAGAGCCTAATCACAGAAAGACGAGATCTACATGTACTCTTTCTTGTGAAAGGGTGCGACTTTTTAGAAGTAAGATAAGATGCAGGGAAATAAATAAAGGAGAAAAGCCGGTAACTGAAAAAACTATGGTATAATAATTCAGTAACTTGAAAAGTCGTCCAGACTCTCGAGTCCTCTATCTTTTAGAGGGCGACCTTTGAGGTTACTAACTTTTGTTAGGTTTATGTAGAGAGTTTGGACGACATTCTATCAACCTTAAATTCAAATGTTCCGAAAGCACAGCATGGCTACAAAATTCATTACTGTTTCAGTAGAGATAATGCGAGATCAAAATCTTAATCAAAGTCAAAAGTTTTTACTTGCAGAAATTGAACAACTCACAACACTAGAGAAAGGATGTATTGCTTCAAATCTACATTTTTCAAATCTAATAGGCATAACAAAAGAGAATGTATCAAGAAATATAAATGATCTACAAAAAAAGGGATATATTTATACAGAAATTGTATCTGGTAGCCGTAACCATACTAGAATAATAACCCTTACTACTTTAGTAAGACCCCCTTATCAAAATAGTAAGACCCCCTTACTAAAACAGCAAGAGACTATAGAGAATAAACCAACTAATAAACCAACTAATAAAACAAAAGAGAAATCTCTCTCTAAAATAAAACCAAAAGGTTTTAAATATCCAGAGGTGTTTGACCTTATTTGGATGCATAATAGAAAAGGTGATAAATGGAAAGCCTATAGAGCCTATTATCCCATAAGATTTGAATATTCAATAGAGAAGTTGCAAAAAGCATTACAGATAGAGGCATCAAAAACTTATGGAAGAAGAGATACTTCAACTGTTTTTAATGGAGATATTGATGATTTATTACTACAAGAACAAAGCATTAAAACACACCCAACTTTTAAAAGCAAAGAACCACAAGTAGGCTCTCTTGAATGGAAGAGACAGCAACAACTTAAACAGCAAGAGGAGACAATAGATGCAGAACTTATACAGACTAGCTAATATCATAGGACTAGACACAACAAACGCACAGCACACAGTAGCACTAGAGGAAGCCATGCTAGGCATTGAAGAAGTAGAAGCGTTCCTAGAGTATGTGAGAGACAAAAAAGAAGCCATAGAGTACGCAACCAAGACAGAGAAGCTTGACACCCTGGCAACCATGTACAAAAAGCTACAAGCAAACGCAAAACTCCCACATGAAACAGCGATGAACTTCTCAAAGCAACTCACGCACAAAGTGGAACAAGCCCGGACATTCATAAAGAACCAAATCGAACTTGGGAACGAAAAGCCTTTTTCATCTTTGGTGGTGGACGCTATCGGAGCAGCATAAACTTACAGAGAGTTTAATGAAGTTGTTTTTGAGTAAGTATGTAGCCAAGAGTAAGTATGCCACGTTATCAAGTGGTCAAAAGAGAGTAAAGAGATTAATAGGAGAAATAAAATGATAGAAAGAGAAGAAGGAGTGACATATATAGCGACAATAAGTGGGGGGAAAGATAGTGTTACGATGTGTGATTTACTTATCAGAAAAGGGTACCCTGTGGACTATGTAGTATTTAATGATACTCTTGATGAGTTTAAAGAAATGTATAAATATCTTGATAAGGTCGAAGACTATTTTAAACAAAGATACAAAAGAACTATTACAAGATTAAAGCCGTTAAAAGATTATGACAGAGATTACATCTTCGGAGTAATATCAGATAAAAGAGATGCAAAATTTGCTGGAATGACAAGAGGATTACCAAGTGCAAATATGAGTTTTTGTGGATGGAGGAGAGACAGTAAAATAGTACCTTTTGAGAAATGGAAAAAACAATTCGCCAAAACAAAAACTTATATAGGAATAACAATGGACGAAACTCACAGAGCCAACAGAGAAGATGATAATTTTCTTTACCCATTGATTGATAATTTTAAAATGAGTGAACGTGATTGCAAAAAATATCTTATAGATAGAGATATGGAAAATCCACTCTATAGACACTTTAATAGAACGGGTTGTGCAAAGTGCCAATATCAAAGCGAGGACTCTTGGTTCAAGGTTTGGAAATACTATCCAGAGGTATGGGCAGAGGTTAAAGATTATGAAGCCAAGATAAATAAACTTGATAATGTAGTAGGTACACATTGGTTTACAAAATATAGAACCTGCACAGACATGGAAGCGAATTTTATGCAGGCGGATAAGCAAGGCAGTTTATTTGATTTCTCAGACGAACCATTAAAAGACTGTTTTTGCAAAATATAAAGGACAACACCATGAATAAACACACAACCAATGGCAACACATTTAGTGAGCAGAGAGTTAAGAGATTAAAGGAGATGGAGTGAAGATATTAAATCTATATGCGGGAATTGGTGGCAATCGTAAGTTGTGGGGAGATGAACATGAAATAACAGCAGTTGAAAACAATATGCAAATAGCACAAATCTATACAGATTTATATCCAAGAGACAAGATAATTATAGGCGATGCACATGAGTATTTACTTAATCACTACAAGGAATATGATTTTATTTGGACTTCGCCACCATGTCAAACCCATAGTAGGATGAGACAACATTTGCAGGTTCAATGCAGAGGGCAGAAAGCAGTATATGCAGATATGAAGTTGTATCAAGAGATTATCTTCTTGCAGCACAACTTTAATGGAAACTTTGTAGTAGAAAACGTTAAGCCGTATTATAAGCCATTAATTGAGCCAGACTTTGAGTTGCAGCGTCATGTTTATTGGTCAAACTTTAAAGTTTCACATAAGGATTTTACAAAATCAAAACTAAGGTCAGCACAAATACCAGACCTAGAGGAATATATAGGCATTAATCTTAACGGGTATAAGGTTTCAAACAAAAGACAAGTATTGAGAAATTGTGTTCTTCCAGATATAGGGCTGCATATTTTAGAGGAAGCGATAAGGACAACACCATGAATAAACACAAAGCAAAAGGGCAGTGTATGTGGAAGACGGGAGATAGTAATCATGGGTAGACATGTACCAATAGCCTTGCGGTATCATGGAGGCAAATCAAAGATAGCGGAATGGGTTATATCTCATTTTCCAAAACACGATGTTTATGTAGAACCCTTTGGTGGTGGAGCGAGCATACTCCTAAACAAGCACCCTGTAAAGAGCGAGATATACAACGACTTAAACAAAGAGGTAGTAAATTTCTTTAGAGTACTCAGAAGTGATCAAGGAGAAGAGCTAATAGAACTTTTAGAATTAACTCCATACGCAAAAGATGAATTTAACATGAGCTATGAAGAGTGTGACTGTGTTATAGAGAGAGCAAGAAGGACCGCCATAAAATCTATGATGGCCTTTGGCGGGAATGGAATGACTAATAATAAAACAGGGTTTAGAGCAACAGCAAACAACAAAACTTCTGCACCTGGAAGATTTGCAAGATATCCAGAAGAACTACGAAGAGTAATTAACCGCTTTAAAGAAGTGACTATCGAAAATAGGAATGCAATAAAATTGTTGCAAATACACGATAGTGAAGATACATTATTCTATTTAGACCCTCCCTATGTTATGGACACAAGAAAAAGTGGAACTCGACTATACGTCCACGAAATGACAGACGAAGAGCATAGAGATCTTGCTGCAGTAGTTCATGAACTGAAAGGTAAAGTGATAATAAGCGGGTACCCTTCAAAATTATACAATGAGCTTTATACAGATTTTAGAAAAGTGGAAAAAACTTCACAAGCAAACTCACAAAAAGGCGGTGTACCTACTATAGAAGTACTTTGGTTATCTAAGAATATTAGAGAACAGAGTTTATTTTAAAGGAGCCAACAATGATAAAACTATGCAGAGACTGTTTCACTCCCTTCTACTACTCCCCAGGGAATAAGATCAGGTGCAATCCGTGTCAAGAGGCATACAACAACAGACCCAGGCCAATACCAACAACAGAGAAGAAGTGCCGCAGATGCTTAGGAATGTTTACCGAAAAGGGCATGACTAGACTTTGTAAGAAATGTAAAGAGACAATAGCTTAAGTATTCTATAAGACAATATGTATTATACTTGTATTACCGTTTAGGTGAAGGAGAACAAATGAAACTAATTATCCAAAAATCAGTATTACCCATTATTCATGCAAACTTTGATGAGGTAAAGACAGCACTAAGCACACAGCTTAAAAAGTATGAGATCAATGTAACAGTTGAGAACATAGCAGAGGCAAAAGCCCAGGCAACAGAAATCAACAAGGTACAGAAGAGCATTAAAGAGTTAGGCAAGAGCGCAGTAGACATGCATCAGAAGCCTATCAATGAGTTCAAAGACAAGATCAAAGAACTTGCCGGCCTTTGTGAAGATGCAAGACAGGCGATCATTAAGCAGGTTAGAGTATTTGAGGATGCAAGACGCTTAGAAGCCAGAGGCAAGATAACAGAGTATTTTAACTCAGCATGCGAACTAAAACAACTTAGAGACGAGTTCAAAACATTTGCTAATATTGATGCTGCAGTAACACTTACGGCTTTAACCACTAAAGGCGAACTCAACAAAAAAACCAAAGATACCGTAGATTTTGAAATCTCTAAAGCTTTTACAGCACAACAGCAAGCAGATTTAGCACAAGCGGAGAAAGACGCAGCCGCAGCCGCAGCAAAAACAAAGATGGACGCAGAACTAGCCGCAGCAAGAGCAGAAGCAAGGGAAGAAACACTAAAAGAGGTGCAAGAGGTATCAGAGGTCAAAGAAGAGACAAAAGAGCTTAAAACACCCACAGAGACAAAACCAACAGAACCCGCCCCAAAAGGCAAAAGTGTTTATAGATTAAAGCTTGAATATGAATTTGCAGCACAAAGCGGAGCAGACGCAGATAAGCTTTACAAGAAGATCTTGCCAATGATACAGTCAGGGAAGATACAGCCAACCTCACACTTGATAGTTGAGATAGAGTAATGTATGACCTGGACGAAGAACTAAAACCACAAGGAGAGCTTGACTACCTATCGAATGAAGAATATCACAAGATAGAAGCGCTAAGTGCCTCCGGGTTGAAGATGATGGCCAAGTCATTTAGACTCTATTATCTAAAGCACGCACTACTAAGAACATACAGCCCCGCATTAGATATGGGAACAGCACTACATGAGGCGGTATTAGAACCAGAGAGGTTTGATATCGACAACTACCCAGAGATCACCGCAGCACAATCCAATAGCCTACGCTGCATGATCAACAATACTAACGTGATGTTTGGCTACATACTGAACCATACAGAGAACGAGGCAAGCTTTTTATGTGAAGATAAAGAGTTAGAAGTAAAGAGAAAGATAAGAGTAGACGCATACGACAGAGCAAAAGGAATAGTTTATGATCTTAAATCAACGAGACATGGAACACCTAAGCAATTTGAGAGAGAAGCGTATGAGCTAGGATATCATATCCAAGCAGCCTGGAACCTAGATACTTTAAAGTTTATGGGCTTACCGGCTAAGCATTTCGCCTTTCTCGTAACACCAAGCATTTCACCGTTTGAGCCTTACGCTTATGTGGTGACAAAAGAGCTATTAGAAGAGGGAAGAGCGCAGTATGCATTTTTAATCAATGGGTACAACGACTTTTTAAAGACAGATCAGAAGGAAGCTACATTTATGGAAATGGGTTTACCTTATTTTTTACAGAAGGATTAGAAGATGAAAACTAACGCACTAATAGAATTTACAACAGAAGAGAAGAATGTAATTATAAGACAATTCTTTCCACAAGGAACAACGGAAGCAGAGCAGCGTTTTTGTATGAATGTAGCTACAAGCTTAGGGCTTAACCCTATTCTCAAAGAGATTTACTTTGTGAAAAGAAGCTCAAAAGTCAACAATGCATGGATTGACAAGATAGAGCCGCTTGTAGGCCGTGATGCGTTTCTAAAGATAGCGCACAACTCTGGCAAGTTTGCAGGCATGGAAACCACAACAGAGCTAAAACCTACATACAAATTAGTAAATGGAGAGTGGGAAGAAAAGAAAGATCTTGTAGCAACATGTAAAGTTTACAGAACAGATACAGACAGACCTTTTGTAGTTGAGGTGGCATACAACGAGTACGCACAAAAGACCAGAGAGGGAGAACTAACTAAGTTCTGGAAAGAAAAAGGGCCTACCATGTTAAAAAAGGTAGCGGAGTCACAAGCCCTAAGAAAAGCCTTTAGTATCTCCGGAGTCTATGCAGAGGACGAACTACCAACTATCGAAGTAGAGACAACAGAGAAAGCAGCACCCAAAGGCATGAAAGAGCAGAAGGTAGGGATTGAAGCGCCTAAAGAGCCAGAAGAAGAGGCACTTAAAGGCACAGAAGATGTTTTAACAGACATGAAAGCCTCTTTAGAAGAGCCAGAACAGACATACATAGACATAGAGGAGGCCTAATATGGCAAAAGAATTTAAAGACGAGGTAGAGAGCTTTAAGAGATCACCGAAGAAGGTAATCTCTTTGAGAGTAGATATAAAAGTAGAAGACAAGTTTCATGCACTATGTGAAAAACATGAAGTAGTCAAAGCAGATATCTACTCGTGGGCCTTAGCACAGGCAGTAAAGAAGATGGAGGAAGAATATGAGTGAAGAATGTGAAAGCCAATCAGCGCTAATCGACAAGATAGAGACAGCCGCAGGAATGGCATACGATGAGATCAAGTATATCGTATCAAAAGGTACAGAGTACCCAATAGGAAGCAGAAGCCTTGAAGAGATACTGTTTGATTTAGAAAACGGGTTTACCGCCTGTCCGTTTTAAGGAGATATGATGTTTGATATGAAACAAATTATCGAAACGGCTAAACTTACAATAGAGAACACTAGCCTAAAATATGAACTACAGGCCGAGAAGTCAAAAAATATCTATGAGAAACAGGACCTAAGGTTTGAAATAGAGTGCTTAAAGTTTGAAGTGAACAAGCTTAAGAAAAAGTTGAAAAAAAGGAAAGGTCAATCATGAACCACTACCTACTAAACAAAGTAATCCTCTTCACAATAGAGAGTTACATAGACAAGTGTATCGAGGAAGGCACAGAGCCAACACCTCTTCACTTTAGAATACTTGCAGCTATCAAAGGGTGGAAGAAGTTTCACATGTTCAGCGTCCAGGAAGCAGAGCAGGTTATCAAGATAGCAGAGGATAAAGGACTTAGAAAGATACTTGACGAACAGGTGAGCTTTTTGATCTTCTCCCTGGAACTCATTAAGCAGCTAACAGAGCAGACACCAAAGAAGTATAGACCGGTATTGAACATAAGTCCTAAGAAGCTTGTAGGAGGCCGGGCACTATACGCAATAAGCATGTTAAAACTCAAACAGCAAGACGAAGAGCAGTACAAAGAGACAAAGAATGTGATAGACACAAGTGTGATCACCGCAAAACACTTCTTTGAGTTTCATGCACAAAGGATATTGATATGACAAGAGAACAAGCAAGGAAATGGCTACTTGAAATAACTCATTATGCAAACGGTGGGGATTTATGGTCATTCAAAAACAATGAATGGGTTAGATATGAGAATGAGCAATTAGTATTTACATCAGATGAATTAAAAGCTTATGTAATTGAGGATAAACACTTCGAAGCTCGTAAAGCTTTTGCTCTTGGTGAACCTATTGAACAACAAGCTACCAATAAAGGATGGTTTGATAATAACAGTCCTGATTGGAGTGGCGATAAATACCGTCCAAAATCTAAAGAATGGTATGACAATATACCAAAAGAAGGTATTTTGTGTTGGGTGTGGGATGAAAATGAAAAAATTACCGTTGCTGTAAAGATTGTTGAATATGTTAATGGTAGGGTTAAAGATGAAGATTGTGTGAATTGGAATTATGCTAAACCTGTTAAACCCGAAGAATGTTGGAAGAGTGAAAAATGACAGCATTAGAGAGAGCATACAACGAGTACGCAGCCCTACCAATCCCAAAGCTTGACGAGAAACACCTTCACGACAGGCCCAAGTATCAATTAGAGAACGAAGCCATCAGAGAACAGATAGCTTGGGTAGCACGAAAGCATGGTGTAGAGTTTAAAGATCTCGATAACTTTATTGAGATAGGGAGTGAAGCATTATTTAAAAAAGAGACGGGCTAATGGAAAAAGAAGATTTAGAAAAAGAGTTTGATAAAAGTTCATATTCAGTAGGGTTTCCAAATGATAGGCATGATGTAATTCACAAAGAGGCTTTTATTCAAATTTGCGACAAGTTCATTAAAGATATTAAGTCAAGGACTTGTGAGAATTGCGAATACTATATACATACTCTTGAAGAGTGGAGTTGTAGTAATGTGAAAAGTATTTTATACACCTATGAGTACGCGTTAGAGAGAGACGAGACGTGTACGAAATTCAAGAGAAAAGAGAACCAATGCCAGAACACATAATACAATACCTAAAGATAGCAGCGATATTTTATGGATTATACAGGAGGACAATATGACACAAATACCAATATACAGAGCAAAGAAGATAGATAGTGATGAGTGGGTAAAGGGTGATTTATTAACAGATGTCTTATATGAGTTAAAAAACGGAGAACAACTATATACATATCACATAGTAGAAAAAGGAAATAGTGAGAGAGAAGAATGTCCACCTAGTAGCTCAATATGTACTTACGGATATGAAATAGACCCAAAAACCCTGGCAATCCACTTCCCTTGGTGGGTAGAAAATATGTTTGCATCATTTTCAAAAGATGGTATAGGCGCATCAATAATGCAAGAAGAAGGTGACAAATGGTTTTGGAAGATAGATGCAGGCGGAGAAGTTACATATACAGCCTTGACCGAGTTTGCTTACTTATATGATGAAATATCATTAGAAGAGGGAAGAGTAATCGAAATACATAAAGGATAACCAATGAAAGTAGCAGGGATAGCAGTATGGGGAATGATAGCAATATTGGCGATAGTAGTAGTTAAAGATCACTTGATGCCTTATTTAGTTGGGGGTGGGTGATGAGGCACAATGTTGAAGTAAAAATCCCAGATGATAGAGTAAGAGCAAATCTTTTACAAGATGCAACCGAAGAGAAAATGAACGAGTCTGCAGGATTATTATATTTATTCAGTGCAGAGTTAAAGTATGTAAGGCATAGACTATCACAATATGTGGTATATAAAGTGCAGACAGTAATAGATCATAATGATATTGAGATAACTTTCCGCAAGAGAAATGGAGAGGTTTACATGAGAGGGAGTATAGAGGTCTAACAATATGCTATAATCTCCTACACGACCTTCGAAAAGGACCTTAGATTATGGCATTAAGCACCAAGAAAAAGAACATCATATTAGCTATGTGGAAAACAGGGGATTTTAAGTCCGCAAATGCACTAGCAAATCACTACAAAATTTCCCCAAAAACAGCAAGACATATTATAGGCAATACAGCCCACGACAACGCGGAACTTGTAGAAAGATGCGTAGTCACAGAGAACGACAAAAAATCCCTAAAAAATCCCCAAGAATTAAAGGCCCTCGAAAGTGTGGTAAAAAAGCGCACTATCGCAGACGAGATACACGATATCGTAATGAGTGCAACCAAGGCTAACGTGAAGGCCATTAAAAAGGTGATCAAGAAGGGTAAAGCGGTTAAAGTAGTCACAGAGGGAGAAGGGAAAGGGTTCACAACCGCAAGGAAGATAGAACTAGACATGGGCCCAGAACACTACAAGGCAGCACAAGAGGGGTTAGACAAAGCACTAATCACAGCAGGTAAGGCAGCAAGACACGCGCCAAGGGGTGATGTGCATGTAGGGGATAACAACAACATAACAGGAGTGATCGAGTATATTATTGAAATGCCAATAGAGGATAACCTTGATGAGCAGGACGTTATAGAAGTAGAGCCAATAAAGGACGATAATGAGTAGTATAGCAGCACAAGCACTTATAGACGTTGACATACTTGCAAGAGTATCACCAAGAGACCTACATACTGACTATGTAAGGTGGACTCCTACAGGGCAGCAAAAGAAAGCGCTAAGAAGTGCTGCTAAGTTTACACTCTTCGGAGGAGCCAGAGGAGGCGGGAAGTCAGACGGTTCTATCCATTGGCTCACAAAGAGAGTTAAAAACCCTAATATGTTAGGCCTAGTGTTAAGAAGGAACGCGAAAGACCTTATCGAGTTTATCAATAGGGCTAACAAAGTGTTTAAGAGACTAGGAGCAATAAAGACAGGAAGCCCGCAGAGTGGAGGGGTTAAGTTTGTCTTTCCTTCTGGTGCAGAGATATACACAGGCCACTTAGCAAACGAAGACTCTTTTGAGGCATACCAGGGTTGGAATATTACCGATATGGTTATAGAAGAGCTTACACACATACCTACACTCATATTATTTCAAAGCCTTCTGGGTTCGCTTAGATCAATAGACCCAACATTACCCCCACGGTTTTTCGCAACAACAAACCCAACAAACATAGGGTTTGAGTGGGTTAAGGCTTATTGGAGAATAGGAGATATCCCAGACGAGCAATATTTCACCGAAGAAGGCATAACAAAGATATACATACCTGCAGGAGTATACGATAACCCTCACCTACTCAAAGGTGACCCAGAATATGTTAAATACCTTGAAAGCTTACCGGTGGACCTTAGGGAAAGATGGTTGAAAGGGTCCTGGGAAGATATTGTTAGCGACGCTCAAATATACGGTATCGATATGCTTAACGCTAAGAAACAGGGGCGCATAACAAGTGTACCGGTTGAAGCAGCACTTAGAACCTTTGTAGCGTTTGACCTCGGGCTTAAAGACTTAATGGTGTATTGGATATTACAGATACACGGCAGAGAGAAGAGACTCGTAAAGTGTTATGGAGAGAGGAATAAGCCTATCAAGCACTATTCTGACAAGCTTAGAGAGTTTGAACAGGAGACAGGAGCCACAATAGAGGAAGTATTCTTGCCGCATGATGCAGAAGTTAGATCAATGATACATGATGATCTAATGACCCGCAAGGAGAAGATGGAAGAATTGGGGTGGAGTTGTACGGTCCTGGGTAGATTGCCTAAGCCAGACAGTATAGAGAATGGACGAACATTAATACAAAGTGCCTATTTTGACAAAAAAGGGTGCAAGGACGGGCTTAGAGCATTAAGAAACTATAGTAAAGAGTTTGATGAGAAGGCGAACAGGTATAAAGACAAGCCTTTGCATGATTGGTGTGCAGATTGGACCGACTGTATTCAGTACATGGGAACAGCACTCCCAGACATAGAAGGCGGGCAAGTGATCAACATAGACGATATCGCAAGAAAGATAAGAATGGCAAGAGGCGGTAATATGATATAATAGGCGCAAATCTTTTAAAAGGCGGGTAGCATGAACAATAAACACAAACCGATACAGTCAGAACCTATTAAAGTAAGAGACGGAGATACAGAAGAAGCCATACTCAAAGAAGCACAGGATAGGGCAACGATAGCCTATCAAGGGTGGAAAGAGAACTTTGAAGTATCTAGGGAGGACGTAACCTTCATAGCCGGTGTTCAATGGAGCAAGAAAGAGAAGGACGCTAGAACAGCAGAAGGCAAGATCTCTTTAATCCTAAACAAGTTACCCCAATTCGTGAACAGAGTCATAGGCGCGCAACGAAAGAACGTACAATCTATCAAAGTATCCCCAAGGTCAAGTGCCAAAGGCAAAGAGAGAACACTTACAACAGAAAAAGGCGAAGAGCTTAAAGCTTCACGCGTAGTTTCAGACTTCATACGCAACATAGAATATCAGTCAAACGCTAAAGGTGCCTATAAGATGGCCTTTAAACATGCTCTCGAGGGTGGGTTTGGTTGGCTAAGAGTCTATACAGCTTATCAAGATGATGGCTTTGATATGGATATCAAGATAAAAGGTATTCGTAACAGGTATAGCGTTTATATTGACCCAAGAGCAACCGAGGACGATTACAGCGACATGAACTTCGCGTTCATTACTGAGACTATGACTAACGCAGAATTTAACAAGAGATATCCTTCTGCAAGCAAAGGAGGGCTACAGATCACCAATGATATGACAAGCACCTTCTGGTATGGTACTGATACCGTAACAGTAGCGGAGTATTTCAGAAGAGAACCTATCAAGAAGAAGATAGCCCTTCTATCTAATGGTGAAATAGTAGACGCTAAAGATTTAGAAGATGATGTGATCATGGAAAAACTTGAAGATATGGGGATAACAGTAGTCAAAACGCGAACCATTAACAGCTATAAGGTTATCTGGTGCAAGATATCAGGCATGAACATACTAGAAAAAGAGAGAGAGTTTCCAACAACCACTATCCCTGTCGTCCCGGTATTAGGTAGAGAGATAGACTACGACAACGAAAGAGCATTTAGAGGGCTTACCTATGATGCTAAAGACGGTCAAAGAATGTTTAATGCTACACGATCTTCTGCTATGGAGAGAGTGAACCTAGTTACCAAGACACCATACATAGGCACAGCAGACGCAGTTAAAGGGTATGAGAGAGAATGGGCAACAGCAAATACAGAGAATAGAGGTATTCTTGTCCACAACAAAGGAACAAACGCGCCACAACGTCAGCCTATGGCAGCAGTACCAACGGGTGAAATGTCAATCTCTAATGAACTAAACAATGATATCCAACAATCAATAGGTATCTATGATGCTTCACTAGGGGCAAAGAGTAATGAGACAAGCGGAAAAGCTATACAGGCCAGACAAGGGGAAGCAGACACAGGAACCTTTGAATACATAGACAATCTTGGTACAGCCATAAGAAGAGTAGGTATTCTTTGTGTAGAGCTTATCCCTAAAATATATGATACTAACAGAGTGATACAGCTTAGAAATCAAGACGGTACAGATGATACAGTAGAAATCAATAAAGCTGAACAGGTTGGGGGAGAAGAGGAAGTCACAAATGACCTGGACGGCTTAAAGTATGATGTAGTAGTAGAGACAGGCGCAAGTTACGCAACCAAACAAGAAGAGAGCGCAGACCAGATACTAGACCTTATGAGAGTAAATCCAAAAGTAGCAGAAGTAGGAAGCGATATCCTCATTAAAAACCTTGACTTTGCAGATAGTGACGTGCTAGCAGACAGAATGAAAAAGACACTACCTGCCAACGTACTAAGTAAAGAGGACCAGAAGGAAATCTCCAAAGACATGCCAGAACCACAACCAAGCCCAGAACAGATCAAAGCCAATGCAGATATAAAGCTTAAAGAAATGGATATGCAAATGAAAGATACAGAGCTTAAAGCAGGTACAGAGATCGAAGCAATTAAGCTAGAAACAGCACGCGTAAACCTAGCAGCCAAAAAGTTAGACCTTGCAGGGAAACAGAAGGAGAATGAAGAGAAGCGTAAAGATGGTGTAGTGAATACTGTGATAGATCAGATTAAGAAAAGTAAGGCGGCCAAGTAAGGCCCTCTTGCTACAATGAAAGTAACGTGCCTACTCCAATAAGAAGGAGAGAGAAGAGGCCCACCAGAACATAGAGCATAAAAGCCCACAACAAAGCAAAAGAAAACCCTCGTATCACTCCATACAAAAAAAGAATGATCTCTTTGATCATAAGTAAGCCTCCACAAGTTCACTAACTATTTCACCTATTGTCATATCTCTATCAACCGAAGCTTGCTTTAGTCTTTTCCAAATATCATACCCTATTGATATAGTTTTCATCATACTCCCTTTGTAGTAATGTAAGATTACAGAATTATAACACACATTATATAATTTGTGCAAGCAAGTTTCTTGCTTAAATAACGTAATCCCGAAGGATAAGAATGAAAACAGAACAAAAACCAGAAGTTAAGCCCGCAGAAGCAGAGAGTACAATCGTAGTATCTTCAAGTGAAGATGATGCAAAGACACTAGGCGGAGTAGGTAAAACAGAAGAGCAAGAAGCAGCACAAAAGCCAAAGGAAGAAAAGCCAGAGGACAACGCGCAGGAAAACGGACATAGTAAACCTCGTAAAAAAAATAGTGCCAAAGAGCGTATTCAAGGACTCGTAAGAGACAGTAAAGACAAAGATGATCGTATCGCAGAACTAGAAGAAAAGCTTGAAGAACGTAAGCCAGAGAAGGCTAACGAAGATGCGAAAGAGCCGAACATAGATAACTTTGATACTTATGCAGAGTATGAAGAGGCACTTGCAGCACACGAAACTAAAGAAGCACAAGCACCAGAGACTAAGAAAGCAGCAGACAATCAGGAAGCACCTAAAGAGGTGGAGAAGAGATTGAATGATGCTTATAAAGACTTAGACCCTCTTTTAGATGATGCGAGAGATACACACGAGGACTTTAACGATATTGTAGGCAACAATGAGCTACAGATCAGTATCGAACTTATGGAAACACTTACCTCTTTCGATGATAACGCAGGAGAAATGCTTTACGAACTTGCCCAGGACCCAGATAGACTATCGGAAATTTCGGGAATGAGTGAGAAAGAGCAGCTCAAGGAACTAATCAAAGTCGAGGACAACTTAGGGAAACCAAAGAAAGCCTCTGTTAAAAAGCACAGTAACGCACCAGAGCCTATTGAAGTTCTTGACGGTGGTAGTGATAAGGTTAAAAGCCTAGATGATGAAAATCTTAGCTTTGAAGAACACCAAAAACTACTAAATAGCCGGAAAGCAACGTCACGCGGTGGGTACTTATAGGCTTTTTATTTTTTTACAATAGGAGAAAATTATGCTTTTACATAATGGTACAGCCAACAGTTTACTAACTACAGACAAAGTAGCCAATGACATGTTGGCCAGATGGCAGAACAATTTAGTTCTTGCAAAATCAATCAACAGAGATCTCGAAGGACAATTCGGGGAAATCGGTGACACGATTAGTGTTAAATTGCCTAACAATGTAATCGTCAATAACGGTTCAACAGCAACAACAACAACACCACTCAATGACAAATCAGTTTCTTTGGTAGTTGATACACAGAAAAACATCAAGTTTAGTTGGGGAATGAAAGATAAATCTTTATCAATCCTTCAATTCGGGGAAAGATATCTTGAACCTGCAGCTAACAGACTTGCAAATGAGTTTGATATCTCTATTGCGGGAGTTATGAGAGACGCTTACTTCCAATTTGGTACAGTAGGTAGTGCATTGTCAAGTAATGATTGTACTTTGGGTGCAGCATACGCACAAGACGTAGCAATCCCTACAGATGGTCTCACAAGATACATTTTAAATACTATTGATAATGCAAACATTTCAAATGGTATGAAGAGTGTTTATAACGATGCAATCGTTAAAGAGGCTATCCAAAAAGGTTATGCAGGTGAGTTAGACGGATTTGATAAGTTCTTCTCTCAAAACATCATCAAGCATACAGTAGGTGACCAGACAGGCAACGAAGTAGTAGCTACAGAGCTTAGTGATGGTTCAACGCTTGCAGTTAAAACAAGTCAAGCAGGTGCGTTCCTTAGAGGTGACAGATTTACTATTGCAGGGGTTAACGAGATCAACCCAATCACTAAAGCGGTTACAGGTAGACTCCAGGTATTTACTGTAGTTACTCCGGTAGGCGCTACAGGCTTGACAGGTGCAACAGGGTCAATCGGTATCTCTCCGGCGATCAATGATGGTACAGGTACAACACTTGACGGTGACGGTAACTCTATCACTACTGCTATGGACCAATCTGTAAGCGGTAAAGCGTTAGTTGATGCAGTAATCACGGTAATTGGTGATGCAAACGGTGTATATCGTGAAAACTACCTCATGCACAAGCACGCGGTTACAGCAGCATGTGTGTTTATGGAAATCCCTTCAAGTGGACACGGCCACAGAGCACATGACAAACAAACAGGTCTAGCTCTCAATGCAGTTGAATACTTCAACGGTGATGATTACAAGAACGCGTTAAGACTCGATATCCTTTATGGTGTTAAGTTGGTAAGACCAGACTTGATCTTCAGAGCAACAAACCAGAAAATCGGATAAGTTAATAGAGTAGAGTGAAAATCTCTACTCACTTTAGTTTAAACCAACACACAAAGGAATACCATGAAAGCAGGCCAAGGCGATACGTTACAATGTTTGGAAGTCAAAGAGGGTAGAGTTAATTTAACAAGCGGTACATATAAAAATGTAAATGTTGCACATTGTGTAGAGGATGGCAATATAGTAGTAACGTGGTTATCTGGGGAAACAGACACTATAGCTATGGTTACGGGAGACGATATCTCTTTTGATTGCACAAGCGTAGAAGTCTCTACAGGTAAATTCCACTTATGTAGCATGTAAGGACACATTATGAGATTTGGATTAGATTTCGGGTTTAGTGGACTTTCGGTTGCAGCAGCCCAAGCCCTAGCCCTCATAGAATACACTTGGAGTGCAGACAGCTACGCATTAACTCCTCATGATACAGAAACAACCACAGACACACACGGTTCTGAAACATCAGCAAGTGGGACGGCATCAGCAATTTCAAATCTAGCAGGAGCCTATCCTTGGGAGTGTTTTAATAAATCTTTTACAGGAGGAGATGGATGGATAGCAGCTAGTGGGACAACAACAGGTTGGATAAAATATGCTTTCTCATCCCCTATACAATTAAACACATTTAGATTTTACTCTCCTCTTGCTACAGATGGAACAATTAGGGCAGATAGACAACCTAAAGACTTTACTATACAAGTATCAAATGACGGAACTAATTGGACTACTGTTAAAACGGTTACCAATGCAACCAAGTTAACCACTCCACAATGGAGTGAACTATATACAATAAGTATACCAGAAAACTCTATGTATATGAAAATGGACATAACCGCAAATCATGGCGATGCTACCTATCTATCAATGCAAGAACTTGAGTTAAATTACCAAGAAGTAAATAATGAAGTAATAGTGACAAATCAAGGCTCATCAGGTGCAACAAACAACCTGCAACTGAACACGGCAGAAAATATAGAAGTATCAAGCGGACAAGAGTTCGATGTACCCGTAGAAGCTGATAGTGCTTGTGTGATGTATCACAGCATTACGGCAAAATCAATGACATACGTTACTTCTATATCTTCCCCATCACATACTATGCCCCAAGATACAATAGGGGTAATCGCGACTTTAAAAACAGAGCCAGACACAACCGACAAAACAAGACTTGACGCTGAACCTTGGCAGATACTTAATCTATGGTTTGAAGAAACAACCAATCTTACGAGTATTGTTAAGGCAGATATACAACATCTTTATAATCCTAATAGTTTGCAGGGAAAATACTTAATAGATTTAACTGTTGCAAAAGGGAGCAATTTGGTTACTAATGGGGACTTCCCAACCGATGTAAGCGGTTGGACGGTACTTTTAGCTTCCTTTACATGGCACTCATCAGAAAGAGCAGAAACAGGCACTAATGGGCTTGCTTATCAAAGCATCTTGGAGATAGGTAAAATATGTGAAGTTTCGTTAGATGTGGAAATAATATCAGGAGCAGTAAAAGTACAAATGGGCGGCTCTGGGGGACTTTCAATTCCTCTAGTTGAGGGCAACAACCCCTTCTTATCGGCTGTGCCAGCAGGAACATCTGACTCAGATAGATTTTATATTGGTAGAAACTCATCTGGTGCAGCTTATTTCGATAATGTTTCAGTTAGGGAAATAGCAGCGATTGAAATCCCTAACTACGCAGCCTCAATGTATGAGAATGTGGACTTTAATAAAGTTGGTATTCAGACAACAATGCTTGATATAGATGGTACAGGTAGAACAACTGCTATGGTTTATGATGAGGAAGGGTTTTGGGCTAAAGGCTTTGGAAATACACAATTCAACCCATCATCAGACGCTAGTGAATGGTGGCTTGAAGAGATTATAGACGGAGTGGTTTATCAGCATAAGTATGACGGTGTAAACCTCACAACCTATACAGATAACTCTTCGGGTGGGGCAGGTGCTCACAGTCCAGAAAATGCAGACTATCTACAGGGTAAAGGTGTTTATCCTAAAGTAGCGGCAGACCCATACACGACTTATACACTTAGTCATTTTATGTGGTGGACGGGTGACGGATACACAGGCTACAACCAATCAGATAGATATACTGAAATATCATAAGGAGATAATATGTCAACCAATTCAGAAAAATACGGAACAAACCTACTCAGCAATGCGTTCCTAATAATGCCTACAGCTGCATTAGATACCCCAATTTACGATGCTTCAAACCCTTTGGCTTTCCCTCATTATTTGGTTTATGATGAGAATAAGGAAATCACAGGAGGAAACTCAATCAATGAGTATATTATAATTAACCCAAATAGAAAAGTCATATACACAGCAGATGGAAAATATTGTTTCTTTGGTGTCATGATGGGCTTTATGAAAGATGCACAAGTGGCACTTAAAACTATCATGGGTGATGCAGGACTAAAGATAGGAAAAGAACTTGACGATGATGCTATGGATAAGTATTGGGTGGCTAACGAGCTTGAATTAAAAGAGTGGTTGAGTGTTACACCACACAATATAAAAGGAGAGTAAGATGAAAAAGATATTTTTGCTACTAATGTTAACAATGGGTCTACATGCAGAGCCTTATTTCGGTATAGGTGGAACATTTACAGACAAGCAAGAAGATTGCAGAGCTTATGCCTTTGGTCTAGTCGGGTATAATATTAACGATAAGTTTGCGATTGAGGGTAGGTACTCACACATCATGCGTGGCGACACCCAAGATATAGGTATTTACGGAAAAATGAAGGTGGGTGATAACTTCTATGGATTGCTTGGGATTGAGAAGTCTCTTGATGCAGTTAAGGAATATAATGGCTTTGTTTTTGGCGCAGGGTTTACAGTTAACAAAACCTCTTTCGAGCTTGGATATAAGCACTCTACAGAAGCACCGTTTTTGAATGTAGTGTTCAGATTTTAAATTAATAAATAAGGGAAAACATAATGGTGACTATCGAAGCTACAGCTAAAGCAGGGGCTTTGGCGAGCATGGTAACAATAGCAGCGACAGACGCTAACTTACAAATGGTTTTACTTGTGGGGGTTGTTGGGGGTATAGCTTTTTTCTTTAAAGAGGTAACTCATTTAACTGTAAAAACAACTACGCTTAG